CTTGTTGCTTCCATTCCATAGGGCCAGAGAAAAGAGACGGACTTGTGCTAGTACTATTAATGACCCAGTCGCCTGTAAAGGCAGTATTATCAGCGAGCAGGGCGTTATTCGTGCCTTGTGTTGGAATACTTCCACCAAAAGCTATATCTCTTGTAATGGTGCTTCCAGCGCCTTTAGCCTGATCTGCAAAGTGAAAATGTGTTCGAAGCGCGGCGGTAAATGTAGCAGCTTCAGTGCTTACCGCAGAACTAAATCCTACTACTTCTGTGGTGGCCGCAGAAGTTCCAACCATGCTTGTTCTGAAAGCTCTCTGAGTAACTCCACTTAAAGGATTTTGTACAGCTGTTGGGCTGTTGTTTAAAATCCCACTCGAAGATATTGCTGATCCACCAACGGCTAGCCTGTTCATTGTGACGCTGTTACCAGAATCAATTAAAACACCTGTGTCTTGAAGAATCTTTCCCGTAGTACCGCTAAATTTAGCGACGGCTGTATCTGTAGAACTTACCGGACCGCTTACGTCACCTTCGAGAGACCAAATATAATTGGCTCCATCATATTTTAGTAAAGCATTCGTAGCTGGTGCGGCCGAAGGAAAAGTAATCGTATAAGTGGTCTGAGTCGAAGACGCTCGTAATCCTACATACTCTCCACCAGTCGTATCTTGTAGCCGAAGCGCCCGCTGACCTAATAAATTTAAATGCCCACTCGCATCAAAATTCGAACTAGCCGATCCAGCATTTAGAAATTCTATGACATTCGCTTTTGATGCGTGAGAATTTCCATAAACAGAAACCACACCACCGTTTGAACTCGCTCCCGCTCCCGTTAAAGAAATAGAAGAGGCGTTTCCTGAATCACCAATGATGGCAAACTCAGAGGTAGCGCCCGATTGAAGTCTAAGTGCGCCACCGTTTATAATTTGTGTGGCCGCCGTTCCAACTCCTATACTCCATATTTGAGAAGCATTAATGGTCCCCGCTGTAACTCCTGCCGTCGCAAACCCTATAATGTTCACTGTGGTCATATAAAGGCCAGCCACCGGGCTACTTTGAAAGTTCAAACCCGGACTAGCCGCTCCACCACCTTGAATCTGCAAATTCGTTCTTATGATCGCTGAGGCCGAATTGAAATTAGCTGTTTGAACACCGTTAACTGAAAAATCTATATTTTGTGCACCAGTGGAATAAATACCAGCGCTTGAAAATAAAAGTGTCGGCGCAGCTACGGTGCCGTTTGGAAGACTCAGCTGCCCTGTAAATGTAGGACTACCTAGCGTCTTATTCGTTAACGTATCCGTCGTCGCCCTTCCAACAAGTGTATCCGTTGATGTGGGCAGAGTGAGCGTCCCAGAATTAACAATCGTCGCAATCACTGGTGCCGTTAAAGTCTTATTCGTTAACGTATCCGTCGTCGCCCTTCCAACCAACGTGTCGGTCGAAGTAGGCAATGTCAGAGTTCCAGAATTAATAATGGTCGCTAAACCAGAAATTCTGTTAGCCGCACTCCCTATCGTAATGCCGTTCGCTACTACACTTGTAAGACCAGTGAGATTATTTGAATCATCTAAAATAGCGCCTGAATTTTGAAGAAGCCTTCCAGTGATTCCATCAAATCGAGTCATGGCATTATCGGTGCTAGAAACGGGACCTTCTACATCTCCCGCTAAAATCGCATCAATCTGCGTTTGAATCGAAGACGTAACCCCTCCAACATATCCAAGCTCTGTGGAAGTAACAGAAGACACCGAAATGACACCAGCCGCACTTGAAACTAAAGCTCTCGAAGCCGTTAAGGCCGCTGAATCAATAATCGGATTACCGTTATAAGTCAGTCGATCACTTGTATCGATACCCAGAACTAAATTCCCACTATTAGCCTGGTTTCTAAAAACGATGGTGTCCGCTCTCGCAAGTCTGATTTGACCAGCGTCCGCAATATTAGTTGTGCGCGTCTTATAATAAAGAGCTTTAACTCCGTAAGCAGAGCCAAAATCTAATTCAGCTAAAACCTGAAAAAGCCCTGCAGATTTTTGAAGCATCCCAGCCGTTACGGCTATAGCCCACTCGGTCGCATCCGGGCCCCACGTTTGATCATCCGTTTCCGGGTAATCGTATCCAACACCATTTATCGTAAGAACTATCGACAAAATAAACTCCTGCTAATTCCAAAGTGTTTAAAATAAAAGGCCCGGTAAAGGGCCCCTCATCATCACCTTAAATCAAGGCTATATGCTGTGCCGTCCAAACCAGAAGCCATGGCTCCTAGTGTAACGTTCGACAAATTGCCAGCACTTAGTTCTAGTCCGTTACCGGCTAATCCTGGAACTACCGAAGTAATCGTAACCACCCCTAAGAGAGCTGTTGCCGTTACAATTCCTTTGAGAGTTGTGGAAGCATTAATAGCTGCTGCCATTGCCGCCGCCTGAGTAGCTGCCGTCGCTGAAATCGAAAACTCGTTATCCAACACTGAACTTGTTTTAGCCGTCAACGTCACATTGCCGATCGAACAAGTTTGATTGTTGGTAGATCCTCCGGTAGCCACCGTTAAAGTTCCAGCCGCTTCTACAGCCCCTACTTGAAAACTCAAAAGACCCATGTAATTGCCACCTGAAACGCCAGCGAGATAAGCAATAAAATTGTTCAGTGCCGGAAGTTGTCCAGGAGCCAAATCACAAACGGATTTAAATCCTGCTGCGCTTAGATCTGAATTGATAATTAATCTTTGTAAGCTCATCGTTTTTCTCCTTATAAAGAAAAAAGAGTAGGGGTTTTTACTCCCCCACTCCATTTTGATTTTTTATTACGCTAAGCTATTTACAATCCCAGAGATATACACAGCCTGAGCAGGAGCTTCTACGAAGACCGCTTGGTTAGTGTAAGCTCTCACCCCTACGCCAGCTTTTGCAGGAATAGTGAAGAAAATTTCATCTTGAGGACGAGTAGGATCGTTCAGACCCAACTCACGTGCTCCAATTCGCATCACCTTATCTTCAGGGAAGATGAAACAATCGCCTTCTTTAACGATGTTGTAAGAACAAATCTTTAAAGCTCCGTTTTGAGAAACGTATTCAAGTTCTTTCGAACCATTTACGTTTTTACTTCGGCTGTAGCTTCCATCGAATCGTCGAAGAGCGGCTAAATTACTTGCAAGATCGGCCCAGGTCGATGGGTTCACAAGTACTGTAGCATCTGAATCAAGACCGCGTTGAACGGCACGAGATACGGCACTCAATACTTTAGCCATGGTCAGCTGACCTGAGGTAGTCACTGAATTACCCTGCCAAAGATCATAACTAGAAGCACTAATACCAAATAAAGTTCCAGTATTGGTGATGATTTTCTTAAGGCCAGCCATTTCAGCATAGGCAAACGTTCCAGCACTTCCGGAAACAGATCCATAGAAATTGATATTGCAAGCATAGGCTTCAATAGCTGTTTCTAAGGTGCTCAAAGTACCAGCGGTTCCAGCAGTTCCAGCCGCAAGATAAATCGTACGTGTGTCGACATCCACTTTAGCAATCTTGAAAGATCGGAGTGAATCAACAGAGGAATTGTCAGAAGCTTTAGTGAAAACAACGTTCGCATTTTCGCTACCAGCCCAGATACCTGTTGCCCAGCTAGCGGTGTCAATAACCATAGGAAGCTCTGACGATGCGATGACAACAGCCTGAAGAGCGGCTGAACCAATATTGCCATTGCCGTAAAGCATTGCAATTTCAAGACGTTTTTCGGCTGACTTCAACATGTTCTCAAATTTAGTACTCATGACGCTCTTGAAAGCAGTCGCTGAGTGAGAAGCACGAGCAGCTTGATTATAACCAATTGTCGAATCAAGAACGATATCCGCTCCTGGAACAACGGCTGATTCCATATTCATACCAATAGAATCATTTAAATCATAAGCCGATTGTGAATCGAGTGAGTAGGTGAAACCTGCTTCAGCAGAAAGCACCACTGGTTGCTCATAATGTTTGCCGTTTTGAAGATCAGAAGAAACAAACGGAATCATGTCTGATAATTTATTAGCTTTAGGTATTAAATCTTCTACGCCCTTAGCGTAAGCAACTTTATAAAGTGCATTTAGTGTTCCTGTATCAATAGCCATTTGAAATTCTCCTCAAAGAAATTAAAAGTTAGTCGTTTTGAATCTGGTGACTTACTTCTCTAAGGTTTGGCCGTAGCGACCTTTGAAACGTTTGTCGTTGGCAAAAGGATAGGCCGAGGGCCGTCATATCTGCCTGATATAAAGTGTTAGACTAAAAGAAAAATTATTTTGCGGATTATTTACGATTGAAATCTCGCCACTCGGCCGACGTCATGCGCTTATCTCGAGGCTTCCTCTCACGAACTTCCCCTTGAACTTCGGGAGTTCTTAAATTCTGCTCCGGATTCCTCAACTTGTTCGTGTCGTACTGACGAATCTTATTCGCCGTCTCCTGCCCTAAAAGTTTAATTAATGTCTCACCATCTGAATTACCAATGAGTCTTTTTTGAGCTTCTAGAAGATCCTCTTTCACAAGTTTAGCCGCTTCATGAGCCGTCATCTGAAAGCCAATTTTTGCAGAGCGTTGAATATATCGAGCCATTTCAGCAACCATGGCTTTTGTCGGAGGTAGTTGAGACTCACTCAAAGCTTGGGTAAATTGCTCCGTATATTCTTTGGCATACTTCTCTTTCAAAATATCACTGCGTTGTTTCTCGATACGATCTTTTTCGATCGTCTCTCTATCTTCAAATTCTTTCACTCGAAGCTTCGCATCTCTGAGCTCTCGATCCCGTGGGTCCATCATCTCTTCCTGAAGCCTCGCTCCCAGTCGCTCTTCAGCCATCTTTCTATCATCATGTCCAAGACGTTTCGCCACATCCCAAAACTTATCTGGATCTTTCATCATGTTAATAAATTCTTCCGCCTGCTTTCGAGCCGTTTTACCTTCCTGAAGAATTTTATTCGCCGCTCTTTGATGAGAATACCCACGTTTTAATTCTTCCTCATCCACCTCAAGATCCTGGCCATCTACTTTGACCTTATGTTTACGAATGGCTTCTTTGATTTCTTCCCTTTCACTTACCTGAGACACTTTCTTTATACTGACCTCTTTGATGGCGTCTTTAGCTGTCTGAGGACTCTTCTCTAACTTTTTCTTCTCCGATTCCACATAAGCTTTCGCCTCAGATCCCGTCATGTTAGACAAATCAGGGCCAGATTTATTTAAGGGTGGAGCAGAACTCTCTTTGGAGAATTGTTGGCCAGACGATTCGGTGGCTTCTTTAACGTTGATGGCTTTGCCCATAGGGGCTTCTGATTCAGACATTGATTTTTTCCTTACCGTTTAAATGGGTCAGTTCGAGCGTCCGTTGTGGATAGCCCGGATAAAATTACTGAGCGGCTTCGATAATAGCCGCGGAAGCTGCATCCGTATTCTCTGGTGGATTTGGCATATTAGGCTGTTGAACCTGCTCTGCTTCGGCCGTCACGAAATTATTTTGAGCTAAAGGCTCACCCATTCCTTCGCTACTTGCCGGTTGAGGCGGTAAAGACATCACTTGATGCTGGAGCATCTGAGCTATCGCTTGATAGCCAGGACTCATGGCAAAATTTAAATGCTCTTGGATATGGTCCAAGGTGACTTGCATGATCTGAGAAGCTGGATCTGCACGCGCTTCTGAAGAGGCATTCACCACTCCATGCTCTAAAACATGTTTAGCATGATCATCCGTAATCACGGCTCTTTGAGGACGTCCTTCAGCTAATCCTTCATTCTCTCCCTTAATTAAAAGAAGTTGAGACTGCTTACCTTGAATGATCGGCTCTAATCTTCCAGTGGTGACGACCTGCACATATTGATCAGGATTTTCAACCAGGCCTTTTTCAAGATAAAGATCCGCCAAGTTAGTTTTACCGGCGATTGTCGCCGTCATTGGATTACCCATATCGACCATCACTCGGTTAATCGCATTTAAATCTTGGCCCGTAAATTCCTTCATGAGCGAACGATTTGATTTCCCCGCAATAGCGGCCACTCTCGGAACGGCGGCAAAGTCTTGAAGAATCTTTATCGTCCCCGTTCCTAAATCTTCTACGAGCTGTGCGTAAGATTGTTGAAGCCCCATCGAAAACTGAATCGCCATCGACTGAACTAAAGCCAAAGCAGCACCTGACTTAAGTGAGGCTTCCGGATTACCTCTCGCCACAGAGTTCACCCCTGAAATGGTTTCCATCAACTTCTCTATCATTTGCATGAAATTGAAAATCTCAGGAGGAGTCGACGTAAGGTTAAGTCCTTCGGGCTTACCAATTTTTGGGTCGTATTCCATAACGTTCAATCCACCGCCCATTTGAGATGTGGATAAATCATGGCCTTTAGGAATTAAAATGTTTTGAACTCCGAAAGTGGCTTGGTTGGTCAGAGCCGTAGAATAAAGAATATCAATGCCTTCTTGCATGGGAAGTAGATCGGCCGAAACGGAGTAACCAAAAATAGTTCCTGATTCTTCGTCTGGGGCTATCCGATAGACATGCGTTTCTTTATAGGGAATCGGACCATCTAGCATGACGACTCCGTTATCAAGACATGTCGTAAACCTGCCTTCGGGTAAAGCAGGCGTCGGCTTATGAATCAGTGTGTAAACTAGAATATTATCGGACTCATCTAAAGTGAGCGCATTGAGAGTTGTTGTTCTAGCGATTTCTAGCATGTCATCCGAAGCTTCTAAGATATCGGCTCCGAGAGAAGGAAACTTCGCGGCCAGTGTATATTTATTTTGAAAATCTCTTAAAATAAACCAATCGTCTTGGTGAGGGGATGTCTTTGTGAAATCACGAATGACATCGAGTGGTGTGTAATTCGTGTACTGCATATCGCCCTGATAAACAGCGGCCCCTGTAGCCGTTTTTCCATACGTATCACCCGAAGATGGATTCCACTCAGCCCGAACGAAGCCTTCTGCAAAAATGAGGCAGTCTTTTACAGCCTGTTTAATATTGCGATTTAGTTTCTTCTCTCTCATGTAATAATCGAGGAGAGATGCGGCGAGGATAACCTGAGACTGACTCTTTACATCGGAGTTCGTCGCCTTCGGTTCAAACACAGCCCTTTGTTGGCACGTCATCGTTTCCAAATGAAGCAGTAGGTTTCTGTAATGATTTACCGAAATACTCGTTAGTTCGTTTTGGCTACCTTCAAAGTTAAGAGCTCCGCCGGTGGATCGACTTCTATAGTAGTAGGCCCAACTACGGCGATAGAAAGAAAGCCTTCCAGAGAGCGATAAATAATCATAATATTTATCCGCCTTATTAAGGATCTCGTCAGCGATCCCCTTTTGTGGAACGGACGCCCAATATTTTTTAAACAAATCGGTTTGATCCATGAAATCTCCTGCTATCTCTAAAGTGTTAAAAGCCATTGTTTTTAGGTTTATTTCTCAAGCTTGGTGGGATGAGCGCTTTCTCAAGGGCTCTTTTATTCGGAGTAGACTTCATCTGATCTTTCACTCCACCGAGCCAAGCCCGATGGTTTGGCTTCTGATGATCGACTGGAATGGGATTAACCCCTTTTAAGAGATTCCTTACCAGATAAATTAAAGCCGCTAAATGATCGAAATGGCCATAAGCTTTTGATCTGGCAAATTCTTTCCTGTGTTTATCCCATACTCCGTAGCGTAAACATCCGAGGAGTGATTTACACTTAGGGCTCACCCGAAGCTGACCGTTTGCGACCATGACACGAAGCTCATTCACCATCGCTTCTAAGGATTCTTTGGTCGTCTCGATAAAATAAACCTGATGAAGACTGTTTAAATCCATAATGAGGTGAGGATTATTATTATCCGAGATTCTTCGGTACGGCTTACTTTCATGCCACAACTCTTTTTCTTTTTTAAGAAGATCGTCTTTCAGGGTGATGGTCGTCCAAAGAGCGCCTTCCATCGCGTGCTCATCTTCAATATATAAAACATTTCTTTTAAAATCGTAGTAGCCAAAAATTAAAGCCGTTTTATCTTTCCTACCCAAATCCATGCCCACATATTTATGGTAGTAGAAGTAATACTCATCTTTAGGTGGAAGCTCTATGAATTCCTCTTTCCACTCCGCGATTAAGGTTCTCGTATCATCGAGCACGCGCTCACATAAGCCTTCTCTTCTAAACGCAATGGAGTCTCGACCACCGAGTTTTTTTGCAAAGGCTTCGATCTGATCGATCGGAAGTCCGGATTGATCGATGGTAAGTTTGATGTAGCTTTCTCTTAATTGCATGAGATCTGCGACTTCAGAGAAGTGATGATCTTGTCCTTCAGGTGGTGGTGTTGAGATGAGAACGGTGCGCGCCTGTTTTTCCCGAAGCTGAGCACCAGCAACGACCGAATCTAGAACATATTCTAATTTATCGGAATCAACGAAACCGGCTTCTTCGATGACGATGAGTCTTATTCTATTGCCTCGAAGTTTATCCGGATTTTTATCTAACCCGACTAGAATCACTTGAGATTCATTATCGTAATTCCAGGTGGCGCGTTTATATTTTGGTTTTAAAGACGACGGGCACGTTTCTAAAACTTTTTTATAATTTGGAATGATGATGGATTCGATGTCGACGTAAAAGGCTGTCGCAAGTCTGACCTGACATCCTGGATTTTCTCTCGCTACTTTATCGGCTAAGAAGCAGGCGAAATAAGTTTTACCTAATTGTCTGGAGCATTCGACAACATAGGTGGGATCTTTATTTAATTCAAAGCCCTCCCAGATAATTTTCTGAGCTTTGGATAAAATAAGTTCGCCTTGTTTTCCTGTTGTCCAGGCAGTCTCATGACTCTTTGGATGATCTAGTCGGAATAATAGTTCTTCCTGCAGCATCCTCAATTCGTTTTCTGAGTTCGTCATCGGATAATTCTTTATAGGGTCGCATTTCTAGGTGACCTGAGAATTCGACATCTTGTTTTACTTTGCCGACGGTTCTGTCCCATATTTCTCGGTAAAGCGCTGGATTACCTTTTTTGAAAGCCCACTCAAGAGCTTTAGCAGCGAGAGCGTAAGGAGCAGGCTGATTTGGATCTTTGGCGATGGCTTGAATCTCCGCGATTGATTTTGTCCCCAACATGGCAAACGATTTTTGGAAGTTTTCACGCATGGTCCTTTCTTCTTTAGTAATGACAGGGCGTCCGGATGGATTGCCGGATTGTCCGGGTTGAAAGCGCCATGGTTTGTCGATTTTTTCTGTATCCATTTCTGTTACCTGTTTGTTTCTATCAAAACTCCACAAGAGGGGCAGGTTTGGAGAGAAGCGTCTTTATCTTGTGGATTTTTCTTAAGGGTAGGTTCTGCAAAATCGGAGACGTCCAAAGCGAAGTTGGGGATACCGAAAGCTTCTATATCGAATGTAGGGTCGAGATCGGCGATCCATGAATTAACGACGGAGAGGTTTAAAGAGGATTCTTGGGAGGTGGCATTATCGGCGGCGACGTCGGCTTTTTCTCGATCTTCATTTTCGTAATCTTGGTATTGAACGGGGAATTCGGTCCATTGGTTAAGTTCTGCTGCTTTTAGTCTTTTATGACCTTTGGTTATTTTATGGGAGAGATTGGAGATAACGATGGGTTGTCGAACACCGTTTAAGAGCATGACTGTGGCTTGTCTTTGAATGGAGTGCTCGGAGTGTATATTCGGGTTATTGGGCCATTGTTTTAAGAGAAGGTCGGCTACTTTAAGGAGTTCGTGGTATTGGCAGAAAATCTTCAAAGGGTTTCCTTTTTAGTTAGGAGGTGGTTTCTCTTTTGGATCGAGTATAGAGAGCGTTGGTTAGATTTTTGGTAGAGATTACTTTTTGGATATCTTCGGCTGATTTTTTTATTTGTTCTTGAGTGACTTTAAAGAGGGCGAGTTGATTTTCTACATTTACGATAGCGGATTGATTTTGGTCATTGAGGTGGTGGAGTTCAGAGATTTCTTTTTTAAGAGTATTTTGGAGGGTTTGCATTTTATTATCGGAGAATCTTTTATAAGTGTAGGAGGCGACGGCAACGAGGAAGATGGCAGCGTCGGCGAGGCTGAGATCTTTTGGGATGGAGAGGCGGACGAAGCAGAGGAAGAGGGCAAAGTTAGTAAGGCTGAGGTGATTTTGTTTATCGAGTAGATTGAGCCATTTCAGTATTTTCAAGAGAGGTCTCTCGATTCAAATATTTCGAAATTTACTTTAGTTTGGTCCATAGCGATAGCTTTGAAGTCTGGCTCTAGGACTTCTATTTTTAATATTTCTCTACCTTTTGAGGTAATGATGTAGCTAAAGAATCGATTGGTACCTGGGAGGCTCGTATAGCCGATTGATTTTATTTCGGGGATTTTTTCATCTAAACCATCGAACATAATTTTAAGGATGTGATCTTGTGGTTGTCCGACGAAAGACATTGGTTCTTGGATGACGTCTGATTTTTTAGATTTAGTTTTTATCATTGAGGGCTTTCTATTTTTTCTGGATTGGCCTGAGCCTCTTTTATTTTTTTAAGTTCATCGAATTGATTGGCGTCGGGATGGATAATGGCTCTGGAGGTGATTTCTTGGTGAAGAGAGCGGATGAAGGCTTGGCAATCGACGACGGCTTGGAAGTCTGAGCCTACGAAAGCGCCTTTGGTGAGGAGTGTGTGAGTGACGGTAAGAGCTCTCATGGCGTTTACCATACCGGTGAGTTCTTCGTTCATTTTTGGTGGTGGTGGTGGTGGGGTATTATTTTTCATTTTAGTATGCATCCTTTTGGTTAGCCGTCCGTTAGTGGGTGGGCATTTAAAAGCGGTACTTTAGGCAGATAGTTGGGGCGGATCAATCACCTCTTTTTGTCTGTATTTTTTGAGAGTGTATATCCAATCAACTTATCTCTGCCTGATATTAAAGTGTTAGACTTTATATTTTTTTTGTAATCGTGCGGATTTTTTATAATCGAGGAGGCTGATGACGGTAGTTTCGTGACGTTTGTTATAGATATCGGAGAGTGGGATGAGGTGGGTATCTGAGTGAAGATTATCAGGGTTTGGTTTTAGGTTAAAGGACTGGAGTGGGAGGCACGATTTTCTATCTACGGAGAGGACATCTCTATTTCTGGCATTATTAGCGCTGTAGCGTTCTTGTCGCATGTATTTACTTCGGTGCATGGCAGATTTATCGCCCTTTTTAATCACAGCTTTATGGTATTCGTTATTAAACTTGGTGATGAAATCGAGTTCGAGGATGGATTGTTGATCCGAGTATTTTGAAGCGATGATTATTTTAAGGAGTTTATAGGAGAGTGACTCATCGATGAATTCTCGTGCGGATGCTCGGTGACCGCACTTAAAAGCGCCTAGAAATCTTTTTGGTATAAATGGTTTGTTCATCCCCTTAATTGAAATTGTAAGGGTGTGGGAGATAAAAAGTCATTGATTTAAGAAGGAGATATCTTAAACAGTATTTGGATATGTCGTATTCATCTAACGAGTTATCGAATGGTTTAGTTACGCGTGAGATTTTAAGAGAGACTACGCTTTTTTACGCACCGCATTTAAAATTTGAGGGGGATAAGTTTGTACTTTTGATGTGCATAGCGGAAATGGAGTCGTCTTACGGGGCGGCGGCTCGGCCGAGGTATGAGGCAGGGTATTCGAGGAGTTCGATAGCGTATAGGCGATCGGCGCTTTTACGGCAGGGTCATGATTATTGGGGGGATACGGCAGCGATGTCGTATGGGTGTCATCAGATTTTATGGGTGGTGGCACGGGAGCATGGGTTTCCATTAAGTTCTAACCCGATGGATTTGCAGAAGTTGGAGGGGTCGCTTCCTTTTGTGATTAAATATATCAATTCGTTAATTAAGAGTGGGGCGACGAAAGCGGAGAGTATTTTTCGTTGTTATAATGGAGGTCTTGGGGCTTTAAAGCATCCTAACGAGGCCGTGATCAAATATGGGGAGAAGGCATTGAGTACTTATTCTCAGTTAGTTTCGAATAAACCGATCGTGTGAATGGTTTCACGTGTTACACTTTTTTTAAATACTGAAAGAAGGAGGACAATGAAAATGGAATCTAAGGGTTTTTGGAAGAGTAAAACGGTTATTTACAATTCATTACTTGGATTATTAGCGATCATTTCTGGGCTTGGATTTATTCCAAATCTTCATGAGTGGGTACAAGCGAATTCGAGTGTTGTTTTGGGTGGTATATCTGTCGTGGGTCTTACGCTTCGTTTAGTGACGTCGGGTAAGATTTTAATTTGGGAATAGGGGAAAATATAATGTCATTAAAATCAGAATTACAAGAGTTATTGGTAGTGGTTGAGGGCAGTGTAGGAGTGCTTCGATCAAAAGTGGAATCTATTGAGGATGTAGATCCTGGAGTAGAGGAGCTTTTAAAAAAAATTGAAGAATTATCGGCTAAGATTTTGGTATTGGAGGAGAGTCTTTTATCGAAAGATGAGATTCTTAAGAAAGCAGATCTTTTAGCAAAAGAGATTGATGCATCTATACCTGATGTTGATTAATTTTTAAGATGTCTATTATCGCTTTGATTCGAGTGGCCCTGGAGGCTTTTTTAGAAATTTCTAAAAATTTTAAGCTTTTAGTGGCCGCGAATCAGCGAAACAATGAGTTGAAGTGGTTGGAGCTGAAATCGAGAGCGCTTCAGGACACAAGGGATGCGATAACGGAAGAGCAGTATAAGACAGCTGTTAAGGAGTTACGTGATTCGATTCTTGGTTTGTAGTTTTTTTATATTATTTTTAAATTCTTGTCGGAAGATGCCGCCGATCACTCTTTGTCTTTACGATAAGGTTCGATCTAAAGCGCATTGTGTAGACGACAAGAACAATCCTTTTGAGTGTTCTTTTAATGCGCCTCTTTATCCTGACATGATGGAATGTCCTGATAAATTAGTAATGATGCCTGTGGAAGATTATGGGATTGCGATGGATTATTGTTTGCATCGTAAAAAGAATTAGCACCAGCCTCTCATCCCGTGATTCTTTTTTTTAATTTCAATTTTATCATTTATCCGAGAGTCGTGAGCTTTATAGAACATGGTGCCTTTGGCTTCGATTCGGTCGGTAGAAATTCCGTGAAGGGATCTTAAGAGGTGGAGGAGTCTTAGGACTTCGAGGCGTTTGACATTTAATTTTTCGATAATTTGAAGGATGCTTTTTTCATTTTTTAGGAAGCGGATGAGTAATTCGAGGAGGTGGTAGTCTTTATTGGTTATTTTTGGTCCTGGAATATATTCATTATTTGCTTCTGCCCAAAAAGTTTTTGGATTGAAATTTTTAAAATCATCATCCTCCTCCACGAAATGATTATTTCAAGGGTGGAGTTATTTGTCTTTCTTTTTTAAGGGCTTGGATTTCGGAGATAAGGGTGTAGATGATTTTTTGATTTTCTACGCCTTCGATTTGAGTGGAGATTTTTAGGATCAATTCTTTGATATCTTGGAGGGCTTGATTGTAGTCCATGGGTGTGAGTGTAGAGCAAAACGGCTCTAGAGGATGAGTGTTATTAATCAAGCGTGCCCGTCATGGGTTTCGATTAATTGAGCAATAGACTTCAATTGCAATTCTCGTTCTTCAGTAGTGAGATCAGCAGTGAGAGCAGCATAAGAAGCAGCATAAGAAGCAGCCCTAGCAGCATCATAAGAAGCGAGATCAGCATAATAAGCAGCGTCATAAGCAAAGAGATCAATGCGACCAGGATAAGAAGCAGCATAAGAAGCATGAGAAACAGCTTGAGCAGCATAAGTAGCATCAACAGACTTAGCTGCATAAGTAGAAGCCCTAGAGGCACAATCCATAGCAAACCTTTGAACTAATTCTTTAGGCATGAGTCTAACTGATACCCAGATTTTATCTTCAGGGGTTATTTTGTCCAGAGCCAGGAATTCTAGAATATCAAAGTTGAACTCATTGTAATGTTTAAGATAATTAACCAGTCTATCTTCGCAAGGAAGTAATGATTTAATAATATCACTATTTACGGAGATTTTCACGCGTGCCCATCTTGAATTCTTTGGACAATTTCATCGTAAATTTCGCGAGTGATTTCTTTGGTGCTTTCATAGCCGTAGGAGGAGATCAACATTTTAAGTTGTTCATTAGACCAATAGGCTTTGGAGGCGATGGTGAAGAGTCTTTTAATTTGATCGGCTGAGACGAGTGATTTTGGGAAGGGAGAGTGGATGGATTTGGGCAAATCATTGGAGAGTGTTGGGGGTATTTTTTTTGAAGGGCTTATGAGTTCATCACCATCTTGATCGTCATCGGCGAAGAGGTCGAGGAGGGCGGCTTTATTGTATCTTTTGGCGTAGGTTATTTCTCCACCGAATTCTTTGATATCGTCGGAGCCGGTGAGGGGAAAGAGGGAGTTGATCCACTGACCGCTTGAGTGGAGGATTTCTGTTTTAAGGTACATTTTATCTCCGAGTGGTTCGAGAGAGTTCACGATGGAGAGTTCATATTTTTTAAGGGCATTTTTGGAGACTTCTTTAAGAGCGCCGAGGTCGGCATATTTGAAGCTAATTTTACGGCCGGTTTTGGTGAGGATATCGACGGATTTATTTTTTTCTGGGTTAGGCATTTCGGCCTGAGCGTCGGAGAGGGCTTTGGCTAGAGCGTCGGTGGCTTCGCTTTTCATAAGAGTTCCTTTGGTTTGGCGTTAACGGAGATTCTAAGGCTATGGACGGGCTCTAAGTGGGCCCAGGCGAGGGGGCGTCCGGCGGATAGGTAGGCTTTGATCATGTCTTTATCGGGATCTTCGATAATTCGTTCCCTGAGGAGTCCGAGGGCTTTAGCGTTTAGGCGGTCGTCTTCGGTAAGTGGGCTTACGGCTACTTTTGAGGGGGCTTCAGAAAGAGTGATTCGGTGATCCAAGCCTTCCAAGGATTTGAGTCCACGCGAAAGCATTTCGGTCTTTACGCGATTTCGGAGGTAGTCTTGAGATCTTTCTAGGCCTTTTGCTATTAAAGCGAACTGGGAGGCTTTGGCTTTGAATAGGGCGGCATTACTTTCGAGTTGGGCTTCGATGTAGGCGATAGCGTCTACTTTTTGGTGGAGAGAGATTTCTTGGAGGTTAATGAGGAGTTCGATTTCTGGGGTAATTTCACCTTCGCTGGAGATAAGGGCCTTGGTTATTTGGTGAGCCTGATCGAGTATTTCGTTTAAAGTTTCTTTCATGAAAATCTCTTAGCCAGGTGTATATACTAAGTCAAACTTTTCGGGTCATTGAATTTAGAGAAAACCTTTAGGCCAAGGTAGGCCCCTTTTTCCTGCTGCTATGATTTCTGGTCCCTTGTTTTAGAGACGAGAAGCCTTTTAGGAAAACCTGGAGAGAAGCACGTTAACGTATTCGTAGATAAACAGAATTCAAGAACTACTCCCTGCTATCCTTTCAAAGAAGAAAGTACTTTTAGGAGCTTAGAGGATTAACCTCTTAGAGTTAGACAAAGAAAACTAGTAAGGAAGTCTCGGCATACTTATCGCCTATTCTCAATTCTGCTTATTTTTTAACACTATATTTATGAAACCAAGGATCAATTCACTTGGGGCCTTGTAACTAGTTTTCAAGTGATTCTGCCGTATTATTAAATCCTTATCCCATACCCTATGAGTAACCAGCCCGGCTGATTTAGTTTTACGTCTAAACTGGACTAGCCGGAGACAAAGACGACGACATTAAGCTTGCTGATATTTACCTTGTGTGGTTTTAATGACCTTCAAGCTTCTGTCGTAAACGAAGTTTAACTCCAAGAGGATCCCTTTCTGCAAGCGATTTTCTTGGAGTTTTTTTTTACTCAAAAATGCACCGAAATGTGCAAAATCCATTAAATGCACCGAAATGTGCAATTTCAGAAGTTAAAATAATCTGTATATACGACTCAGGGTTTTGGTGGTAAGGGTTTTGGAGTTAGGAGATTTTTATGTTTGGATTTTTATTTTTATTTGTTGTTTCAGCTTCTTCGGTTTCACTTGCATGGGACCCTTCTTCGAGTGCTGAGTGGATCACCAGTTATAAACTTTATGAGAAGACAGGAGATCAAACGGAGCTCATCTATAAACTGAGCGTACCTTCGACCGAAACCACCGTGACTTTTGAAATTAAGCCTGCTCAAAGATACAGCTGGCACGTGACGGCGGCTACAGACTCATTAGAATCAGATCCTTCAAACCAACTAAATTATTTCTTAAAACCAACTTTTAAAATCTCGCAGCATAGGGATGGTCCAAATGTGGTCATGACCATGGTATCCGATGTTTATCGAGGAATGGTTTACGAAGTAATGGGCTCCGAGGATTTAATAAACTGGGCTCCTGTTCATTCTGGAGTGGCCGGCTCCGATCTCCTCACCATTATGTTTAATACCACCGAGCCTCATTTATTTTTTCAGTTAAGAGAAAAAGGATTGAGTCTTACAGCTGCCAGTAAAACGGGAGCGGACTTCATTCCGTTAAAAAAGGGCCTTTCCTATTCACCCGCTTCTCGGTGGCAAAAGTTGAAACATTTCTTACGCTACCGCCCTGGTATGCATCCTAAAGATAGATTTTCAAATCGAGAGCCTGTCGTAAGGGAGTTTAAATTACCTCCGCTTCCAAGTGAACTTCGGATGCTTCAGCAGTGACCAAATTTAGTCATCGCACATTGACCAAACTAAAAGGCGAAAAATGACGCTCCTTATCGCTTTCTCTATTTATTTCGGGGAATATCCGGATCTTCATTACAAAATGAAAGAATCTCTTAAGCGGATCCGCCTCGAAGACTTCAAAGGACAATCGTTCTTGTGTGTGGAAACCATTCAAGCGTTGAAAAAACTGAAAGGGAAAAAGTGAGAGCGAAAAATGGCTAACTACGGAATCCCCTACCAAGGATCTAAAGATAAACTCGTTCATCAAATAACCTCCATCTTTCCTTCGGCCGATCATTTCTACGACCTATTCGGTGGCGGGTTTTCTGTCACTCACTACATGATCCTTCATCATCGTTCTAAATATAAACATTTTTACTTTAACGAAATTGAAAAAGGAAACGGCGATCTCATTAAAGAAGCCATAGCAGGGAAATATAATTACAACGTTTTCAAACCAAAATGGATCGATAGAGAGACGTTCGTTCGTGACAAAGATACATGCCCTTATACTCGCATCCTCTGGAGCTTCGGAAATGGTCAGAGGACCTATATGTTCGGAAAAGAAATTGAAGGTGATAAAAAATCACTCCATAACGCTGTTGTATTCGGTGAATTTGATGACAACTCCATGAAACTTCTTTGTATTAAAAAATGGCCAGAGCATCTTTCGATCAGAGGCAGAAGGCTCCTCTGCCGGAATATTATGACAAAAAAGCTTGGCGGCCAGCTAAAGCAGCTACAGCATCTACAGCAGATAGAGCGGCTACAGCATCTAGAGCGGCTAGAGCGGCTACAGCAGATAGAGCAGCTACAGCAGCTAGAGCAGCTAGAGCGGCTACAGCGGCTCGAGCAGATAGAGAATCTAGGGGCGCTTGAAATAACCAGTCTCAGCTATGAGCAGGTAAAAATAAAACCTAACTCAATTATCTATTGCGACCCACCTTATAAAAATACGACCGGCTATCTTAAGGAGTTCGATCACGACAGGTTTTGGCAGTGGGTTAAAAAACAATCTCAGCCAGTCTTTGTGTCTGAGTACGATGCGCCAAAAGATATAAAAACTCTCATGGCTCTAAGAAATAAAAAAACAAAAGAAAAAAACGTGTCGGTCGAAAAACTATTCGGCAATGAAGCCGCCGTAGAAGTTTTATTTTCCAATCACACGTTGAAAAAACTGAAAGGCGAAAAATGATCTCTATTATCCTCGGAGCACTTCTATCTGTAGTGCCTCCTCAAAATATTAAATGCGGTGAGGCTCTTGAACAAATAACGACAGAAGACCTCCCTTGGCTGGCTCGCACTCGATGGGAAAAAATAGACAAACGCTACTATGTGGATGGAGAAGATTATTTCAAAATATTAGAGGCCTTTACAGCCCTAAGAAAGGCGGCCACCACGTCCAAGGATCCTCTCATGCAGGAATCTTTGAACAGAATCGCCAGTGAGCAATTTGGTTGGCCGCTTCCTACATTCAATATCATCATCAAATGAGCTCTCATGCCGTTAAATGGTCTATGCTTTTAGGCTCTATCCTAATCGGCTTAATTCTTTTTATCGCAAGCCTGCTTTATGCCGTCGTCTCTTAACTAAAAATCAAACGACATAATTCCAACCGATAGGGCCACTCCAGAGGCGTTATAAAGCATTCCCTTTTTCCAATTACCTTCACTCTGATTTTGCGTCGCTTCGACTAAAGCGCCTACTGATAAAGTGACGACTGCCGCAACCACTGAGCAGGTCGTCTTCTCTAAATTCGTAATCTTTTTACACACCACCTGACCAGCATGGGTGAGCATATAACTTCCAGCACCATGAGCAACAGGATGAAGTAAATCATCGGATGTAAATGCTTCCGCTAAAAAAGGAATCATCAAAAATGCAGAAAGCACCAAGACTCTGTTTATTCGGTTAAATCGGTTTTTTGTTTTCATAAGCTCCCTTTCAAAAATTCTGTTATTAATCGTAAATACAAAATACTTTTACTTTTTAATTACTTTTATAATTTTGTCGGTTCTCGCTGATACCGTGTATTCCTTCACATCTCGAAACTCAAAACCTAAGGCGTAGTCTCCATATTGTCCCGCCTCCAAGTTTTCTTCTATTTCAGCCTTAAGCTCTTTGTAGCGTTTTTCAGCCGCTAACTTTAAAACTTGAAGTTCTTTGAATTCAGATAACATTTTGATTTTCTCACTCTTGCTCATAAGACTCCTCGGGAAATGTTTTTCCACAAACTGGACATGTTAAATCTTCTTTTAAGTATTCCGCGCCGCAATGTGCGCAAACGTAGAAGATATCGCTTTCGCCCGTTTTCAATCTGATCACTTAAGCTCCTTCGTATGAAACGGCTCACCTCTTCGAAGAGCCTCTCGCTCCATTTCTTCCAGAAAGTCGCTTTCAATGTCTGAAGCCCGATCTGAAAGCCAATTATCAGGGTCTCCGTCACGCGCCTTCATCGTGCCGTAAGGCATATCGTTCATGTAAAGTTCATAAAGGGCAGTCGACTCACCGTCATTGTAAAGCCAATCGTAAATCGACGAAATTTGATCTTGATTTAAACTCATTTTGCACCTGCTTTCATTCTGTCTTCTATATCGAGAGCTATATCGAAGTGACCAAGTTGTTGAAGTCGTCGTCTCATGTACTCACTATCTTCATCCGAAAAAGAAGCGACTTCTTCTGTGCCAGAAACAATATTCAAGGCACGTTCATAGGATTTCAAATCTTCGGCCTGTGCTTTTAAAAGATTTTTTTGATTCTCTTCTTGTTCTTTTGTTGTGCTGTTATCTTCCATATATTCAGTATACATGACTTGTATATACATGCAATACCCTCAAAAAGATCAATGATAATCAATGCTTGTGTATATTGTATACAGCGTCCATACGAACTAACACTTTACAAAGAAGCTCGTGTATTATTGAATATGAATATGATTAAAACGAAAATACCGCTCGTAGATAAGTCAACCGTCAGAAATATTCGAATCCTCGAGAGCGAGATGCTTGATATAAAAAAACTCTCAAAAAAATACTCCGGCGGAAATATATCCCTCTGGATGAGATACACAGCCGCTCACTTCAAACCTATTGCCTCTGATCTCCAGAAATTAGAAAAATTACAAACACACCACACCACCCCACTCATTCACCAAAAATAATAGCCTCTACCTCTAAAAGACTCCTCGCAAAACCCGCCCTAATTTTAAGAGATTGGCACTTTAAAATAAACGCCTCCTGAGCAGGCCTCATCTTCCCACCACTCGGTCGCTTTAATTCTAAATTGAAAGATTCCCCTTTTGACGTGTAACCCTGAATGTCCGGAAGCCCTATGCGATCTCTAGATCTCGTCTTCCTCGCCCTCACTCGATCTGAATCGTGCCTCCAAATGAGCGCTATTCTTTTGTCCAATCTAAGATGATCTAAAACTCGCTTCTGAAATTCCCCTTCAGTCTCCTCCATCAAAAAAAGAATACCGAAGCCCACTTAAAAAAAAAATGTATTAAAGAATGTCCATCATCTTCATCACCCCAAGAAGTACACTTATCCCTAAAATAATCTTAGAAAGACCCCAAGCTATCGTGTGATCCCGAACTATCGGCCGAATGATGATGTTCGTGTGATCCGCTCTACTCCTATAATCCTCTAAATGTGCCGCCTGTGACGACTGACTTCTCTCCACCGAGTCCAATCTCTCATCCACCTTGTCCACCTTAGTTTCAATCCGATTTAAATGAGAAATAATCATATGATCAGACGTCTCACTCATTCTCTTGCTCCATAAGTTTTTGATACTCAAGATCAGTCGATTGAAGAATATAATGCGTCACCCCTAACGAATTTCCTCCGCGCTTCACCGCCTCCTCTAAAACACCCCTAAATTTACCCATTCTAGGTATGATTTGCTCTAAAGTCGGCCCCACCGCTCGTGATGCGTTTCCTGAAATAACTCCGCCTAAATTTGCCGCCTTCGTTACCAACGAACCAACACTAGATGGATTCAACCCCATCTTCTGATTCACCGATTTTAAAAGCTTTATATTATCTTTGCTCTTTTTAAGAGTCTCTCTAATCCGCTCAGGAACGTTACTCAGAAAATCCGACCAAGAAGATTCCGGTACCGAATCAATTAGTTTTTCAAACCGAGAAATAGCCTCCTTCGCACCAATAGAAACTCCCTCACTCGATCCTGCACTTGTCTGCTGAGACGTCGGAATCTCTGCTGCCGCTTTCGCTATCTCATGAAACGTAGAATTTATTCGACCAAGATCGCCACCCACACTGCTCTCTAATGCTAATTTTAAATCACTCGCTAACGACTTATACGCAGACTCAACCCCACGCTCAATAGGAGTCGTCTTATATCCAGGCTGAAAATCTCTCCCATACGTTTCCGGTAAAGATTGCGCACTCATTTTGAGTGAATCTAACTCCCTAGGATTTAAAGATTTTGCCGCCTGCCGATTATAAATCTCTGTCTTCTCTACAGGAATCATCCCAGGTGAAGAATTCCGAATATCTACATCCACCTGCCTAAAAATACCATCCGAAGCCCCCACTCCATCCGGTACTAAATCCATCGCCTCCCTTATAACCTCTGCTTCCGCTGTCTTAGCCCCTGGTTTATATTCCAAACTCCGAATAGGCCTTGTACTCGATTCCGTTGTCGTTACCTTTTTTTTAAAATTACCTATCTCCTCAAGAGCAGATTTTACAGCCAAAACGTCACTCGATGTCGTCGGATCAAGCGCCCTTAACACACGCTCCGTTTCATCTACATACCCCAAAACTTCCCGACCACCCGTGGCAGAATTAATTTCTGCATTCTTTAAACGACCAAGACGATTCAACGAAGCCTTTATAATTTTACTCACCCGCTCAGATCCCGCTATGAGCTGCTTCTCTAATCCTTTTTTACCAACTTCGCCCCACGCGAGATTCGTACCCCTAAAGCCCTCCTTCATAGAGTTCTTCACCACATCGGGAGTTACTAAATTAACACCCTTTTTTAAAAGGCTCCCGACAGGAATTTTAGAAATCCCCTTCACTGCCATCCCTAAGCCAGCACCAAAACCACCACCAACAGCCGTATCAACAGCCGCACTTCCTAAACTATCCAAAGATCCATCCGTTAAATCCGCTTCAGACGAACCAAGCCCCTGCAAAGCTCCCTGAGTAATAAGAGCCGGAACTGTCGAAGCTCCCGCTAATCCAGGTAAAGCCGCCGTCGTTCCACCACCTATAAATTGTCCCGCTAAAAAACTCCCAGGATTCGCTCTCTCTGCCACCTTGTTTTGATCGCGATACGTATCTCTTAATTGAGAATAATCTAAGTCATTATATCGCTCGGTCGTCTGAGCATCCTGAAGCCCTAGCCCACCTGCCACCTTCGCTATCGCCTCCTCCGCATACGCTGAAAGCTCATCTTGAAATCCAAAAGTAATACCCTCAGATCCACCACGTAAAGCTGACTCCATTCGACTAGGTCCACTCTCTTCCAAAGAAGAAAAATCTCCACCCTCAGAAGAATCAACCTCATAAGGCTTGCTCGGATCAAATTTAGGCTTCGCTACCTCATAAGGCTTGCTCGGATCAAACCTAGGCTTACTCATATTCATCCGTACTTTCATTCCATGTGTAAGTATGCCCACCTTGAGAAATCGTCTTCGCCTTTTTATCTAGCGGCTTAAACTCAAATCCCTTTAAACCTCGATTCTCTTGGTAATACTTTACCTTCGCATCTTCGGCCGCCACATTATCCCGTAACTCCTTTACCTTCTGCTTCAGCCGCTTCGAATTGCTCTCATTATCAAGAGAATCATTCCAATACTCCCTCGCCGCTGCCTCCCGCTCTCCATCCGATAACTGACCACCAAATAACTCTTTTAAAGTCGTGTTTGCAAAATTCCGTGCATCGTCTCTTCGCTGAATCGCTGTTCTTGACCTAAAAGAATCCGGAAGCATAGAGCCTATACGCCCTCCTCCAGACTCTCCAATCCCCGTGTCCTTTCCAACTTCTTCCGCAAGCCGATCAAGCTTATCTATCGTATTGACCGCATTGCTTCTGCCCTTTGCTGTGTAGGCGTTATATTGCTTGGCGTAGTCTTTATCTACCGACTTCTCCCCCTCCGTAAGCCCCTCCGTTTTTTTCGCCTCCAAAGCATCCCTTTTATCCGCCCTTATATCCGCTCTCTCCGCTCTCTTCTCCAAAAGCTCAGACCTTCGTAAATCTAAAGAATCACCCCGCTCCATACGTCTCTGCTGCCCCTCGTAAATCTTTTGCATCGAAGGCAACATTTTATTGATCTTAGATGCACTGAATCCGCTAAAATCTTGAGAAGGTACCATCTCACGAGCTAAACTTTGTGCTAACGCCGATTCCTCAGAATTGACGTCCTCTTCTCTCGCTAAAAGATCTGCATCCTTATCAAACCTCTCAAGCTTTTGCCCCATCTCCAAATCTTGTACTAATGCGTTTCTGCCCTGATCAAAATCTCGAAGCGAATTCTCACCACGTGAAAGATTCTTATTTCGAATAGACGACGCTGCATCAACAGCGCTCTTTCCCTGAAGCCCTGCCCCAAATCCTCCCAAAGCTGCTGACCAGTCGAAAGATCCAGCCTCCTTTGCATTCGCATCTACTAATTTCTGACGAGCCCCATCATTATACTTATCGCCTAAATATTTCTGACGTACCTTCTCAACAGCCATCTGCTTAAAAGAATCATCCTGAGGAGGAGAAGCAGAAGTAATTAAAGTTTCTGGCCCCTCCATCTTTGTTAAAAATTCATCCTCCGAAAGATCAGGGTAAAGCTCACGCATTTTATTAAATTGAAAATCTAACGCCATCTTATGACTCCTCTTTCTCAATATTCTTTCTTACATTTACAGCCTCTCCATATTCAGGAGCTTCCTGATGGGTGATAAAATCAACAAGGTCTGTAAGCTTGATGCGAAGTTGGTTTACTTCGCTTTGAATAACTAAAACATTCCCATTAACATCATCTACCATCAACGCTGCACGGATACCGACCACTGCGTTTTCCTTCGGAACTGTTGCGCGTACGACCTTCAATGGATGAAAATCTAGAGCCATCTTATGACTCCTCCAACTTTCTTAAACGATCATGTAAATGGGAAAGAGATGCGAACAAAGGACCACCTGCCTTGTTATAATCCACCACCTTACCGTTCGGTGTGTCCGTAACCATTTGTGGAGCGCCTTTTTCTAAATCCTGAGCCATGACTCCCACCTGCTGACCTTCGCCGTCTTCCTTAGGATTCTTATAATTATATTTATAACTCGTTAAATTATCCAAAAATTCAGATGCATCAAATTTCTCAATATTCTTTTTTACATTTACATCCGATGCCGCCGCAGCTCCCGCCGCTCCAATTCCAGCTCCAATGAGACCCATAATCTGCCCACCAGCTGTATTAAAATTCTGAGCCTGATTATTATACGCACCACCAGCCCCAGCGGCCTTCTTATATTTATTCTCAAAATCCTGCTGCGCTAACTGCGCATTAGCCGCTGTTTCGGTGTTTCTAGTCTTCACATTATTATCCGCCACCCTTTGGCGCTCCGCTAAATTTGCTTTCTGAGCCTCATTTCGATTCGCTACACCTAAATTAGATTGATTCTGTAAATTTGAAGTATTGAATTTCTTAATCGCATCGTTAGCACCAGCTATTTGCGCCTGTTGCCCAAATTGATTCGACTCTAATTGACCACCAAGTCTACCCGCATCCGTTAAAGCTTGAAGAGCCCTTCCTTGTGCATTCGCTGCTACATCAAAACCTCTTCTCGATGCTCTCCCTGCGCCGTCCTGCTGATTCTGCATCTGAGATAAAAGCTCAATGCCAGATCCAGAAATACCCCTCGCCTGCGCGTTTTGAAGAATAGCCTCTCTCGATCCTCTCGCCCTTGTGTCTTCCTCAGATTGAATATTATTTAATTGAGCTCGGTCTACCGCTGTTATCCCACCACTATCCGAAATATTTTGAAGAGAAGAAAGCGCATCCAATTGAGCATTCTTAAAACGTGGATCTAAAGAAATTCCACTCATCTCACTCTGAGATTGAAGATAAACTTCCGCCTCCTCAGGAGAAATTTGACCCTGCTCAATAAGCTCCTCTAGCCGAATCCGCATGCCCTCTATATCTGGAGTCTCTAAATTTTTAAATTGTTCTAAAGCTTTCGCACTTGCATCAGCCGATTTACTACTGTTGCCGCCCGTTAATATGTTTGTTAGCCCGCTTAAAAAACCCATAGTTTTACTCCTTTGTTTATAACCAGACCTGACCATTAGGTGGTGGTGTGTATCCACGAGGCATCATCTTTACACTCGTCTCAAAAACTGAAGATGGATTCTTTTGAATTTCATCTAAAAACGTCGTGTAAGCCACAATCTTGGCCGCTGTTACGTAATCACGAGAACTCGGTTTTATTTGTGTTTTACTTTTCGAATTAAGAGTCGACATAGCCGCCCGAACTTTTTTATCGGCGCTTGATAAATACGAAGAAGGAATTCCTATCGAAGAGTCGTAGGCTGATTGCAAATCCCTTAACTGATTCCGCAAATTGGTACTTAAATCGTCGTAGAATTTTCCTAACGAATTACCGCCATCCCTATTCCTGTAAGCGATGTTACTAATCAGATCACCAAGCTTGTTGCCCGTATTTAAATTGTAAGCCTCGTTAATTTCCGGAAACGACTTCGACCCAAGCCGGTCAGGACTTGTGAAATTATTAATTCGATCCGCCACAGCATTTGGAGCCTTCGAATAATCAAAATTAAGCGTGTTCGAGTTCGCCCTTCCAGCCTGAGTCTTATCACTTAAAAAATTATTGGAAGTGCCCATTAAATCATTGAGCGCACTATATTTCGCATAATCGTCTCCACTCGCTACATTCTGTGGATTGATCTGATTTGCACCCTCTTGCTTTGTACCGAAAGAAGATAAATCACTAAGCGGAGTACTTTTTCCCAAAGACTTATAATAAGCCGCATCACTTACGAGGCCCTTATACTGACGTCTCGTCAGATTTAATAATTTTAATTCCGAATCCGTTAAACTACTTCCTTGTTTAAGTTTATTTAAAAGAGCACCCGACTCAGAATCCGCTTTTAAAACACCAGCTGAAGCTTTCTCTTTGAGAGAATTTTCTAACCTCTTCTGTACACCTTGATCACCAGAAAAAGCATTCTGAATCGCCTGTCTCGTTTTATCCGTCTCGCTTAAAGCCGCTTGTGCTTTTAAAGTAGACGCAGCCGATACGTCTTTTAATCTCTGATCAATCGGAGCTATAGAATCTCTCGCTTGAGATAAAATGTTTTTACTGTCAGGTGAAACACTTAAAAGCGCTCCATCTAAATTGGATACACCACGTGAAACTCTCTGCTTATTCGCTTTCAGAATATCCGAAAGTAAAGAAGCCCGACCTTCTGAAGATTTAGTTTTCTCCGACGCCCCTAAAGCGTTTTTAACCGCTAAATTGATCGGTGTGTAACCATCCACTTCTTCCAGTGATCTCGGACCCTTATACTCAGCATCTCTCATTTTTTGAAACTCAGCCTTTTTACTTGCATCGCCTGAGACCTGATAAGGATTCGCCACAGCCTGATCGAATACATCTTGATTAAAACCAACCCGGCCGTCGTCTACGCTCTTATTAAAAGAACCCTGACCCTCAGAAATAGCCGTATTTGCAGCCTCTCCCTGACCCCTTACATACTGACCCACATTCTCAGCTAACTTCGCAGCCTGTGGTTTATTTTGATTCAAATATTGAGTGATGCCGACAAAGTTCTGAGGATTATCCGGCGTCGCCGCCGACTTATTCGAAGAGGATCCTGATCCCTGCCCGCTAATGAGTCCACCCTGAGCACTCGTCTGAGGCGCACTCGGATCTAATACTTCGTCTTTAGTTTCTTCGTAGTACGCCATATCTCTTACTCCTACACTTAAAGTGTTAACCCCTAAAAAATTACAAACCTTATTACATACGTCTTCGATGCCGCTAATCCTGTAATCGTCGAAATAATAATGTCTCCGTCGTCCTCAATCCAAGGCGCATAAACAGGGCCGCCCGCAGGTACGTAACTCGTTTTCTCATAGGCCTGCATAACTTGAACACCAATCGGCCTCGTCCGAAGAGAATTTTGAAAGCTTACATCTTCAACACCAGCTGGATAAGTAGTCGGCGTCTTATAAACAATCTCTTTAATAAACGAAGCAATGTTCTCCTGAAGCGTTATGTTTTTATTCAAAGCCTGGTAAGTCGTCTGCATAAAAGAATTTACTGGATCAATAATCCCACCCACATAAGAAGGCGCATCCTTTAAATCTTCCCTTAAAATAACCTTCTGAGTAGGCAACTTCATTATTTGATCCTGCTCGACATCGGATTCAACATCAGACTGACACCCTGAAGACTAAAAGCCGTGAAAGCTTGATTTGTTTTCAAATACAAATAAAGCCATGAACATCTTTGATAATTTTTCGGCACATAAGTTCTTAAAACAGCTGCACCACCAAAAATTCCACCCCAAGGAATTTGGCCCCAGTTAAAATTCCCCCATCCGGCCGTTCCACGACTCACCACATCAATCTCTTCAAAACCACTCACAATATTATTACTAAAACCCACTTGAATTTCAGAAAACGCCGCATTTTTAAAAAATAAAGAAAGCTCACTAAATTGTTTTAAAATTCCAGGATTGCCTGAATCAATCGGAGCCCACTGAATCTTATTCTCTATGGGCGTATAAACAATCCCACCACCCGTCGTCAAACCTGTTGTAGATTCTAAAGTTAAAACATTTCCCACCACATCGAGAATTAAAAGATCCCTAGAATTTTTAACTAAAGTCATCCCCACTACCACATTAGTAGCACTCGCTAAAGTAATCTCCGTTCCACTATTGATAGAATTAACCGTCACAGAATATTGCTCATCCGCATAATCTCTCAGGGTATAATCTTTCCTCTCGATCATGATTTGACCTGAGTCAGCCTCCGACATGAATAATTTATTCACAGCCGAATTAACAATCCCACACGTTCGATTCATGATCCATCGAGTCCAAGAATCCGTGAGACTATTATAAATAAAAGCCTGAGTGGCAAACTCGTCCGTTTCCTCCGTAACAGTGAAAAACATGTAAAGACGAGCCGATTCATAAGCGACACCAAATGATGCCGATTCAAAATACGTAAATTGATCGCTCGAAAGTTCTAATAACTCCGTCTCAATCGGAACTGAAACAATCTTCACCCCTGTGTCCGTTACGGCACAAATGCCTTGAGTCGTAAAACAAAACACCTGGTTATTAAACGGTACGGCAGATTCCGGCACCTTAAGTACTACTGTGTTATCCAGAAGAGTTACCGTAAAAGATTCAAAGGTTTCTCCAGAGAGTCTATAAATTCCATCCTGCTTGAAAAAGAAAATTCCATCTCTTAAAGCAATCACTCTCTGAATAGGAAAATTCGCCGATCCAACATCAAAAAATCTATAAATCGGCACAGCTTCTACTTGAGAGTTTTTAGAAATATAAACTCTGTTTTGATTAATGCTGTTATTCGAAATCACCACCTCATCCGAAAGAACCCAATACCCAGAAGTTCCCGCTACCGTTACGTTCTGAGGTACTGAAAAAGTTGTCGGCGAAATAACCGTGACCACTCTCGCCCCATCTATCGTCGGCGTACTATTGGATCCATAAATCGTCACACTATCGCCCGTCGTAAGACCGTGAGCCAGAGATGTCACCACCGTTGGATTCGCTAGCGTATTCGAAGTAATCGGTAACTGATCAGGAAGAATCGGACTAAAAGAAGCCCCTATAGTCGAAGTCGCGATAAATGTACCGCCACCAATCGCTCTTTCTTCAAAAAGCATTTGTCCTGGAAGATCCTCTAAAGCTGAAATGTAATAAGCATAAATAGTAGTGTTACTTGCCGACGTATTAATTATTTCTACTAGATTAATGGCGGAGTTATTTATGTTCTGACCAGGTGTAGAAGAGATATCTATGAGAAATGTATTTGAGGCCACCGTTTGAGTTGTTCCAGCCCAGTAATCAACACCCCCAAGACTAAATCGATCCTGAAACTCTACGGAGACCGTTGCTGTTGCTGTGGTCGCTTTATTCAATGTTACTTGGGTAGCAGAATCGATAGAGACAATGACGCTATTCGAAAGAATGCCAGTGCCAACAGCTCGCATTCCCGCTCTCAAATTTGTCGTCGATGTGATGCTATCTAAAATAAAATTAGTATGCGTAGCCACCGACGCATCGACAACATAGCCCAAAGAAGGACTATCCACCGCAATAAGAGCGAGAGATAAGGTCTGCTTCTGCTTCGTATTGGCATAAAAAGCAGAGTTCTTAAATATATCCATGTCCGCTGCAAGAGGAGGCTGAAAATTACTGTTCGCTATCCCTTCCTGAGAAGGATTCGTATAAAGAGACGCCCTCATTAAAGAATAAGGCGTTTGATCTATTACCGTAAAAGCCTTTGCCGTTATCTCTCCAGCTGTTGCATTGCCTTGTATCACCAGCTGAAGCTCGTCGGAGGGCTCATCCGCTGCCGTCGCCGATGCATTACTTCTATAAATTTGATAAAAATATTCTGTGGTAATCGTCGCTGGAATTAAAAACGTGAGAGTCGGGTCATAAGAATTAAGCGTATCATTCACAACCACAAGTCTTTGACTCGGAGCTCCTAGAATTAAATTCTCATTCGCATCCACGTAGCCCCATACAATTCGATAAGCTACAGACGTGTCCGCTACTAAAAATCCAGGAGTACTTAAAAGAGCATAACTTCCACCTAACGCTCTCGGAGCTCCAGACGCTCTCGGCTCAGAAGTCAAACTGTCAATTTTATAAACCCCTGTACTCGATGTAAAATAGAAATTTCGTAAAGCTTCTAAACTTCTAATCTTGTTAGACACCGATGGTGCCTCGTAAGTCCCCGCGTAATTAACCCACACACCAAGCCCAGAATCATAAGCCATTTTATCGGCGTAATTCGCAATCAAAGATGAAGAGTAATTAAATAATTTATTGACCTGATCAGCACCAATAACAAGGGCGCTTCCATATTGAGTCTGGCCCCTGCGACTTTCAGCTAAATTTTTTGAATTAATAACAAGATTGTTTGCAATCTGTAAGGCACCATCAGGAACGCCTGAAAGATTATTCGCCGCAGTAAAAAGCCCGCGTAATTGGAGATCGAGCTGCTGCTGACTCATTAAAAACCTCCACGTGCTCCGCCCCATCGACCACCAATACCCATTCGAAGGCCACCGTCTGGATTAATTACTTTCTTCACCGATCCATCTACACGCTGAGAAATCATCGTAAACATCCCCACCTTTAAAAGATCAGCTTCAACTTCTAAAGATTTAGCGCCTTCTCGATCCCCTAAACCCCTTAAACACATCGCCGCCGTAAGCTGTGCTAAATAAGCATGCGCCTCCAGTGGAATCTGAGGAATCGCAGAATAACCATACCCACTTAAATAATCCCCAACGCCTATTCCTACTACAGTATCGAGAACAACACTCGGTGCGCTCACTGCCGTTACTGTCAAAAGTTCTGCAGTCGTTTCAAAATTAGGTTTTTGAGAAACTGTATTTAATTGCGTCCCCACTGCCCAGTCGGTGGGAGTTCTAGAAATGACCACGGTGTTCGATCCTGTATCGATAGAAAGAATCTGACCGTATTGAGCTGGTTCAGCTAAAACTAAAGTTCTTCGATAAAAATAAATCTTTAAAGTCGTATTCGTTGGAAGCGCGGTGCTCGGATAAATTCGAAGCGTATTACCTTCAATGTAAAATCCAGTGACCAACGTCGACCCAACTCCCGCGATGACATCCAAATCTAATCTCGGAAGATTAATCAAAAGAAGAGGACTAGCCTGCTGTAAATAACAAACAGATCTTAACTTAGCCCCAATCGCATGCTCCGGAAAATCTATGATTCCATCCGAAGGCACGAGGACATCATAATCATCTACAAAATATTCTTCCCTTGCAGACATGATGAGAGGAACTAATTTTCCTTGAAGCTCATCATTCGCGAGTAATGTAAAATCGTTTTCCGTATAAGTCAGCTGACTCGTCGGAACAGTACATCTTCTCTTAATATTTTCGATCAGCTGCTCGGTGCTATATTGTGGAAGCATTTTTGTTCCTTAAGAACGTAGTTTCATCAGTCTAGCTTTTAACTTTGATTCGACAGATTCCTCTTCTCCCATCTCTTCAGAAAGAAGATCCGTCATGTCTTCGCTGCCCTCTTCCTCTTCTGACATCGGAAGTTCGCCTTCCATCTTTACAACTTCCACTTCTGGTTTTTTACGGCCAAGACGTTCATTAAAATCTTCCTCGCCGTATTCCATTTTGGATTCCAATTCCGCCATCAACTCTTTGATGATATCTAATTCTGATCTGTCCATTTTTATTCCCCATCTCCGATAACAAGTGTTGAAGCAATTAAATCAAAAGCTCCTGCTGTTACCGCTTTTGTAACTTTGAACCATCTGTAAGAAACGTTTGCTTGCTCGATCATTACCCCACCATCAACGGTAACCGTAGTCGCCGTTTGAATCGTGAGCCAATTAACTCGATCATTGGATCGATTAAAAGTAACCGACGCACCAGCTAAAGCCACCGCCGTAATGGTTTGAGTACCAACACCCACATTTGTAATGGCTACAGCAGTTCCAGCCTGAGCATTCACCAGTGTTGTAGCCAATTGAAAATAATTGGCGCTTGTCGCAATAATAAAATAATCAGTAATCGCTACAAATGGAATCGGTAGCGTACTGCTAGTCGCTATTTGAACCTTAAGTCCCGTGATCAGCCCGTGAGCGGCTTTCATGAAAGAACTTGGATTAGTACCATCACTTGAAAGTGTAACGTCCGCTGACGCGACGGCGGCTGCGTTATAGGAAAGAACGTCGTAGGTAGCTTGGCAGCTAAACCTAAGAGCTCCATTTAAATCTATAATGCTACTGTCGCCTCCGGCTGCGTCCGACTGAGCCGAAGACATAATATCCTGTTCCAGAATTCTTAAATTGTTATTACCCACTTATTTTTCTCCTTACGCTTCTGATGATTCCATAATTATGCTGGCTCCACGATCATCCAAGCGATGACTGACGTATCGGCTCCATTAGATGATGTAATTACAAAACTTGTTGCAGCTGTTCTCGCTGTTATTCGTTGAAATCCTGGTGTACCGCCATCCGATTGACTGGTTAGGAAAATCCTACTTGAAGCCGTTACGGCAGTCGTAGATACCGTTACCGTTCCAGCGACGAGTGTAGATACACCCATTTTAGCGTTACTGCCTTCTTTTACAAATAAACCCTTACCGGCCGTGGTTACTTTAAGATCACCTGAGACCTCTAAACTTCCGTTAACTACATGGGCTTCTGTTCCAGCTGCAGTTCCAATGGTCCAAAGACCAGCAGCAGAAATGGAACCTCTACCTGATGCTGCTGTTTGGAATTCTATGATATTCGCTTTTGATGCGTGAGAGTTTCCATTAAGTATAATTACTCCACCGTTTGATGAACCAGACGCTCCAGCTAAAGCGAGTGATCCAGCATTATCAGCCTTAGCTGAAATTGTTGAGTCCACACCAGAGCCAGGGAGTATTCGAACAACGTTAGCGTTAAGAGTATGTGTTCCAGTGAAGCCTGTAGCACCAAGGGCCCATGCTCCTGCGCTTGTTACGGAGCCGTTAGTTACACCGTTTGTTTCAAAGGCTAAAGTAAAGGCATCATTCGTACCAATGGTCATGGTGGTACCGAAACTATTACCACCTTGATTAATGTCTCCAGATCCTCCTGCAGCAAAAGCAGTTTCAACCCCAGCACTCGTTAATTTATAAAGATTACCGTCTGACTTAAAATAAATTCTATTGTTTCCAGCTGCTGGGTTGGAGGGTGTAGCTAATTGCTTCCATTCCATAGAACCAGAAAAAAGAGACGCACTGGCGCTAGTACTATTAATGACCCAGTCGCCTGTAAAGGCAGTATTATCAGTGAGCAGGGCGTTATTCGTGCCTTGTGTTGGAATACTTCCACCGAAGCCTAGATCTCTTGTAATGGTGCTTCCAGCGCCTTTAGTTTGATTTGCAAAGTGAAAATGTGTTCGAAGCGCGGCGGTAAATGCAGCAGCTTCAGTGCTTACCGCAGAACTAAATCCTACTACTTCTGTGGTGGCCGCAGAAGTTCCGGTCATGCTTGTTCTGAAAGCTCTCTGAGTAACTCCACTTAAAGGATTTTGTACAGCTGACGGGCTGTTGTTTAAAATCCCACTCGAAGATAGTGCTGATCCACCAACGGCTAGCCTGTTCATTGTGACGCTGTTACCAGAATCAATTAAAACACCGGTGTCTTGAAGAATCTTTCCCGTAGTGCCGCTAAATTTAGCGACGGCTGTATCTGTAGAACTTACAGGGCCGCTTACGTCACCTTGGAGAGACCAAATATAATTGGCTCCATCATATTTTAGTAAAGCATTCGTAGCTGGTGCGGCCGAAGGAAAAGTAATCGTATAAGTGGTCTGAGTCGAAGACGCTCGTAATCCTACATACTCTCCACCA